AGGCAGCGTTGATGGTCACGTTATTGGTTGCGTCAATTACGTCTTAAAACTTGCCGCTAACGACTATCTAGAGTTAATTTGGTCTACCACAAATGTAGCCGCTAGCATCCAATCATTGCCATCGTCGCCATCGGGGCCGGCGCATCCATCTATCCCTGGCATTATCCTGACTGCAGTGCAGGTGGCCTGATGTCTTTAGCTAACCCGCTACGCAAGGTTGCCAGCAAGCTAATGGCGCGGTTTGGCGGTGAGGCAACCATCCGCCGCGTCACGATGGGCAGCTACAACCCAACAACTGGCACTGCTGCTGAGACCACTGCAGATACCACAGTGCGTGGCGTGCTGGAAGATGTCAGCCTGCGTGAGGTGAACGACCTCATTCAAGCTGGCGACAAGCGGTTAATGGTTGCCGCAGCTGATTTGGCCAACGCACCAACTACCGCTGATCGCGTCATCATTGCGGGTCGTGCGCTGCAGGTGATTGAGGTGCGGACTATTGAGCAGGACAATACCGCCATCACCTATGAGTTAATCCTGAGGGACTAATGGCACGCACCATACGGGTTGGCGATATCGGTGATTACGCAGAGCGGCAAATGGAGAAGTTGCTGCGTGCATCGGTGCTGGAAACTGACAGCCTGCTCAAGCAAGCCAGCCCCGTCGATACCGGCCGCTTTCGTGCTAGCTGGCAGGTAGGCGAGAATGCAGCACCGGGAGGCGTTGCAGCACCTGGCAGCTACGGCAGCGCACCACCATTAGCGCGCATTGGTTACAGCCAAGAAACAGTTGGCAACGTTTACTCAGTCCACAACAACCTGCCATATGCGGAGTCGCTAGCCAATGGCAGTAGCAGGCAAACCAGCGGAGCACTTGGTGGGCAAGCCGGCTGGATTCAAGGCATTGCCAAGGACGTGCAAGGCCGAGTCAGAATTGCGGCAGATCGCATCGGCAGGGAATCATGAGCAGTACCATCAATGATGTCCGTGCTGCCATTGAAGGGCGCATTGCTACGCAGATGGCAATTGCACCGGCATATCCGGTGAGTTACCAGAACGTGCCATTTACGCCGCCAAATAATGCACCGTGGTTGCAGGCATTTATCCGCTTTGGCGACAACGCTTATGCCACGCTGCTGCCGACTGGTAGCGCAGGTTTTAACCGGCACAATGGCGTGCTAACCGTCAACATTTTTACCCCTATCGGCGTAGGCACTGCCGCTAACTTCACCATTGCCGAGCGCGTTAAAGATTTGTTTGATCGCGCCAAATTTAGCAGCATTATTTTTGACCCAATATCTGGTCCAGCGCAGGTAACGCCTGCTGCGCCGCAGCCTTACTACCAAACGCAGCTAACCGCAACATTTGAAGCCTATTTAGACTGAGCGCAGCCACTACCGTTCACAACATGGCTGTTACTGTTCTGTCCGGTACGTCCGGCGCCCTTTACTACAAACCTGCCGGTACTAACGGCAACTTTCCCGAATCCGGCGTCAATGCCAGCACTGATGTCATCACCGTTCAGCCGTACCTGAACTTCAAGGCCGGTGATCCTGTCAAGTTCCGCGTCATCAACAGCCAGACAGGCGGCTCCGGCTCTGGCACGCTGCCGGCTCCCATTGATGCAGCTACCACCTACTACGTGCTGTCCTACACAGCTGCTACTGGCGCGCTGACAGTTTCTACTGCTGCTGGTGGTACCATCTTGGCCATCACCGACGACGGGACAGCAGTAGCACCCAACGAATTTGAGGTGTACTACGCCGATTTTGCTGCCGTTGGGCAAGTGCAGTCTTGGTCTTTTGAGATCAGCCGTAGCGAGATCGATGTCACAACCATCGGCCAGACCGCTGGGCAGTACGCACCCTTCCGCGCTTACATCCCTGGTTTTGCCGATGGCAATGGCACTGCTACCGTCTACGTGACCAACGAAGATGCCGCCCTGTCTAACCGCATGGTGGAAGACGTGCTGCAGCGTCAGCAGGTGGGCTGCGCATTCAAGCTGTACACCGACAAGCAGGGGACTGAGGCGCTAAGCCGCAGTATTGCCATGGATGCAGTGCTGATCTCAGCCAGCCTGAATGTCAACCCTGACGATGCCCAGCAGGTGGAGATTACCTTCCGTCCAGCTGGCGTGCCAACGTTTGATTTCAGCACCAGTGCCTGATAGCAAAATGGCCCCGGCTTGCGCTGGGGCTTTTTTGTGCTTAGAGTACACCTAACTCACCAATTTTTATGGCATCCGCGCTTGCACGCCTCAAAAAAGCAGCCAACCTGACGCCAACCAAGCGGGTTGTAACGCTAACCGATGGCAGTGTGTTTGAGTTTTACTCCGCGCCATTGACCATGGCCGAACGCGAGCGCGCAGAGAACATGCCTGGTGGCAGCAATACCAACGGCTTTGCATTGAACTTGCTGGTTACCAAGGCAATGGACGACACCGGCAAGCGCTTGTTTGCAGCTGGCGAAATTGCCGAACTTAAGGAAGAAGTGCTAGACGCTGATCTGCAAGGTATGATGCTTGCAATCATCACCAATCCAGAAGATGCAGAGCAACTGGACATGAAAAGCATTAAAGAAGGAGTTAAGTAAAGACAACCTGCTGCTGCTGCAACTTGGCGTTGCAAAGGAACTTGGTTATAGCTTGGCTAAGCTCAATCAAGAAGTGACGCTAGAGGAGCTGTTGATTTGGAGCAGCTACTTTGAGCTTCAAAACGAGGAGCAAGAGCGTAGAATGAAGCAAAGGCGGTAGGGTAGCGCTGTGTCTGTCGTCGCTAATGTCGCGATTAACGTTGACAGCCGCAATGCTGTCAGCAAACTGCGTGAAGTGCAGGCGCAGGCAGGCGCGACAGAAAAGGCGTTCAATGGTGTTGCCGCCGCCGCCGGCAAGCTTGCGGTTGCTTTTGGGGCGCTGCAAGCATTCAAGTTTGTATTTGCCAAGACGGCTGAATTAGAAAGCCAAACCCGCAGTCTTGAGGTACTAACTGGCAGTGCAGAAAAAGCCGGACAGATTATCAAAGAGCTGCAGCAGCTTGGTGCTGTAACGCCATTCACCAGCACCGAGCTAATTGATTCCGCTAAACGATTGCAAGCGTTTGGCGTTGAAACAGAGAAAGTTGTAGAAACTACTAGGCGACTGGCTGATGTTAGCGGCGCTACCGGTGCCGAACTACAAGGCTTGGTTACTGCCTACGGCCAAGTGCAGGCCAAGGGCAGGCTGCAAGGCGAGGAACTGCTGCAGTTCCAAGAGCGCGGCGTGGCGCTGCAGGAAGAACTGCGCAAGATGTATGGGCTTTCTGGTGAGGAATTCCAGAAAGCGCTAGAGAAAGGCCGCATTGGAGCCGAGGCGGTTGAGGTTGCGGTTATTCGACTGACTAACGCAGGCGGCAAATATGCAGATGGCGCCATCGCGCAGAGTGATACGTTGGCCGGCAAATGGAGCACGCTTACGGATGGTGTGGAGACGCTCGCCAAAACTATTGGCGAGACACTTAAGCCTGCGCTAAAAGAGACTCTTGATTTTGCCACGATGGTGGTAGACAAAATCAATCAGGCATTAGCTGGTCCCGATTACAAAAAAGCCAACGATCAATTATTCAACACACGCGCTCGAATCAAAGAACTTCAAGCAGCCATTAAGGCGGGAGAAGCTGCTGGAATTGGCACGCAAGCTGGCGCCCCTGTTTTGGGCATAGATGGGCAGGTGATGGGTGGCGGCCAGCCAGCATTACCTGGCATGAAATATGAATTGCAGCAGCTACAAAAAGAAGCTCAAAAACTTGAGCAGAGGCTGGGCAGTCTGCGCCAACAGTCCAAACCAGCCAAGCCTGCCGCTGCCACTTCAGCCACACCAGCACTGTTGGCTGAAAAAGAGAAACCCAGCAAAGCGCTCAACATTGACGATCTAATCGGCGGCAATATCGGGCGCAGGCTGCAAGAGCAACAGGCAAGGTTGTCTGCGGCTACTGCAAAGATGATGAACACTGCCGCCGCAAGCGAGAATCCGCAGCAGGCACAGCGAATGGTCGAATACTCATCGAAGCTGCTAAATATCAAATACCAGATTGGTGCTATCGACGAAACACTGACCAAGCGGGCCGAGGTTCGAGCCGAAATTATCGCATCCGAGCAAGACAAGGTACGTGCAGCTTTAGCTTTTGATGAGACTACCAATGATCTCAAAACAAAAAGGCTTGGGCTCGAGCTGGAGATCAATACATTGCTCGCCGAGCAAACGGGCAAAGCACAGGAGCAAGACCGTCAGCAGCAAAAGGCAATTGCAGAGGCACTAGCCGGCCTTGACATGCAAATGATCAAAACAGCCGCTGTGACAGAAGCCCAGAAGCAAGCGCTGCAACTGCTGGAAATTGAGAACACACTTAAGAAGGCTGGCATCGTTCTAACCGATGCAGATAGGCAGGCTCTTGGTCTGAAAATTGCCGAAATCCGAAAGCTTACCAAAGAACAAGAAGCCGCAAACGCCAAGCTTCAAATGGAAAAAGATTTATTTGAAAGCATATCGAGCACCGTTGCCGGAGCTTTTGCCGGGGCAATCGATGCTGCGACCACTGGCACACAAAGCCTTGGCGAAGCGTTAAAAGGTCTAGGAGCTGACCTTCTTGCCACGATCGGCAAAATGTTGATGATGTATGGCATTGCCCAAGCTTTAGGGGCATTAGGTGGCGGTGCCGGTAATCCTCAAGGGATCTTGTCTTTCTTGGCTCGTGGTTTTGGCTACCGCGCCAACGGCGGCCCCGTCACCGGCGGCTCGCCCTACGTCGTCGGCGAACGCGGCCCTGAACTGTTTGTTCCTGGCACCGGCGGTTCTGTGGTTTCAAACAATGACCTCCGTTCCGCCATGGGTTCTGCCCCGGGAATGGGCGGAAGTCCCGTTCTTAATATGAGTTTTGAGACCACCAGCATCGGCGGTGTGGAATACGTCAGCCGCGATCAACTGGAGCTGGCCATGGCTGCCACTCGCCGCCAAGCCGCTCGCGATGGCGCCCAACGCGGCATGACGATGACCTTGGACCGCCTCCAGCAATCGCCTAACACCCGCCGAAGAGTTGGTTTCTAATGGCTAATTTTCCTGCGCTAACTCCCTCCTCACGCAGTTTCACCCCTGCCGTCTACCCCCAACGCAGCTTTCGCACGCTGTCTGGCGCACTGGCTCGCCGCACCTTCGGCAGCTCGCCCTACGGCGCCAAACTCGACCTGCAGTACACCAACATCGCCGACGCCGCGGTCAACACCCTGCTGGATCACTACCACAGCCAAACCGCAGCAAACAAGCGCTTTCGCCTCTCCGCCAACACCACAGCTGGCATGAGCAGCGACGTTGCTGGCGAAGTCACCAGCCTCGCTGCAGCCCGCGGCAACCTGCGCTGGGAATACGCCGAACCACCGAAGGTCGAGTCCGTCCGCCCCGGCGTATACAACGTGGCAATCTCCCTTGCCGGTGAAATCCGAGATCCACGGACGGATGACGCCTGATGGCCATCGACATCCGTATTGCCCAGTTTTTTGATCTCACCACGACAGATGGCACCCGCCATCTGTACCAGAACTACTTCGTAAACGAGGTCTACACCTACGCAGGACAGCGGTTCAACTTCGCCCCCTTCCGCGCCGAAGGCAGCGTCTCCAACAACACCGGGGACAACAGCATCATGCAAGTGCTGTTCCCCAACGTGGAATTCGCCCTGCGTTTGCTTGACGCCGGCAACGGCAACCGCCTAAGCCGCCTGGTGCTGACAACGGTATGGCTGACAGCCACCAACGCAATCGCC